TACCCACTCGGAATAGTCCCAACGCCCTTCGAACCTTCCAAGACCAAAGTTAGGCGTTCTATCATCCATGGCGAAGTATCGGAACCAATTACCAAACCATCTATCCTGAAGCCAATTGACGGAATCGACCCAATGGACCGAGGAGTTAAAGAACTGCAAAAGAAGAAACATGTCGTGACAGAAGCATTTCAAGAGCAAGCAAGACAAGTATTGACCAGGTATACATCCGGAGAAGTATTGATCGCAAGAACTCTGACGATGGACGAAGCACTGGGAGCAGTAGGTATACCGGGTTTGGAACCAATTGACATCAAGACATCAGCAGGCTTGCCCCTTTGTATGGAAGCAAATGCTAATGGAAAGCGCAAGTGGATAAACGAAGACAGGAAGCCGACGGAAGAACTTGTTAGGATGATGGACGACTTTGTGGGTGAGATTCGCTCGGGAAACTTAGAGGATATACCCATTTTCAAAGAGACCCTCAAAGATGAACGAGTGAAAATCGCTAAAGCGGATCCAAACAACCCGGACAAAATTAAGACAAGACTCTTTTCGGCTTGCCCACTAAAACTTCTTATAGCTTTGCGAATGTACTTTGGGGCTTTTATGGCACACGCAGTTCGCAACCAAATCAGGAACACTTGTACCTCAGGCACAAACCCGCATGGTTCAGATTGGCACATGATAGCTAGTTGGCTCCATGAAGTTTCACCACTCGTAGACGATGGCGACTACTCTTGCTTTGACACCAGTCAACCAAGTGGTTTTCTCAAAGCAGTCTATGACGCAATCAGAGAGTGGTATAACATCAACGGAGGAACTCCAGAGGACGACCAAATACGAGAAAGATTAGCAGAGTTGTGCTATCACCCTTTCAGATCAAAGAAAGGCCAAGTATACAGAACAATGGGATGTTTACCATCCGGTATGTTTGGAACGACGCAAATCAATTCGGGTACTAACCTCGTAGCCTTTTTCTTCGCCTTCAAGTCTCTTTACCCGGACTCGACAACCCAAGACTTCCTTGACAACGTTAGGACAGTCACTCATGGCGATGATGTTCTGTTCTCGGTATCCCAAGATTTCGAAGGGTTTACATCTGAGAACATAGGAGAAGCGCTCAAGCAGGTAGGAATGGTTTTCACTCCAGCGGATAAAGGTGGGGTTGCATCACAGGCGAGACCTATAGAGGAAACAACATTCCTTAAAAGAGGATTTAAGAGAATCCATGGTATCTATAGGGCCCCACTCGATGTCAACTCAAGCCTAGAGATGTGCAACTGGATCACCAAGACAGCAGACGTTGTGGCAGCCACCAAAGACAACTGTGCAGCAGCCATGCGAGAACTAGCTATTTCGGAGGACAACACCGAACTCCAAGTCAAAATACAAAGTGCGCTCTACAACAGCACTAATGGGAGGGTCTTCCTTCCAATCTATACCAGAGAGGACGCTATCAACGACGTCCTCAAACACTTCTAAACCAAGAACCCTGACAAGATAAGTTTAATAGTACCATCTTACCTTTTGCAACGCTAGTTTAGATTTTAGCCAAAATAGGACTTTTTAGTAACAATAATGGTTATAAGTTGCTAATATTTTGATAACCGCCACTAATAAAATCGAAAATTTACCAAATATCTCAGATGCAAGCATCAATTTCAAAGCACCCACTCCGATGGATGCAGCTTCAGGCCAGAGAACTGGACAACCCGATTTGGGTGAACCCAATTCTTCGGTCGAAAGGCAAACGGGGGTCACAACTTTCATAGATTCAGAAGATACAGTAGTAGAACAATCTTTGGTAGCAAAGATGAAGGCTTCTTGCCTACTCGGTTCTGACGATAAGGAAGCAATTTCAATCGCCAATGTTCTTGCGCGTCCCACCTTTGTTACGAATGTCACCTGGGACTCAACACAAACAGCTGGAACCCTCCTTGCTGTACTGAACCTGCCAAATGACGTTATTGGTACCTCACTAGTGAAAACAGTGAAAGTCCAGTACAATCAATTTTTACATGCAGATGTCGTAGTGAGGATTGAAGCATCTTCAGTTCAATTCCAAGCAGGAAGACTCTGGATGGCGTTCGAACCCTATAGAGCGGAAAGAGGCGCTAGGAGCAATACAACTCGCCTATCGGCTATGACCGCCCTCCCGGGAGTCGAATTTGATCCATCAAAGCCAGGACCAGTGGAACTCCGTGTTCCCTTCCAGTCCATAGTAGCTGCTTGGGATCTACCGCTAGGGCAACTTGGCTTCGGCAACGTTCTCATAGCAGTTTTGTCACCATTGAACTCATCCTCAACTACAAACTCAGTCACACTTTCAGTACAGACCTGGATGGAGAACGCTTGTGTCACAGTCCCAACGCAATACCGCTATGCCTCTGTCGCCCCTTCTAAGGATGCAGTACACCCACTACAGTACCCTTATGGTGAACCACTCGAGTTTCAGTCATCTGAAGAAGGTTTGGCACAGACCCATAGATTTTCATCAATCACAAGCAAAGTCGCTTCAGTAGCAAAATTTTTAGGTAGGTTTCCGCTCGTTTCAGCCGTTGCAGCACCAGTAGCGTCTTTTGCAGAAGGAGTCACGGAATTTCTTTCATCTTTCGGATATAGCAAACCAGCAGACACCTCATGCCCAACAAAGTTCATGCAGCACAATCGAGCAGCCTGGGCAAACTCTTCAGGACCACTCCCCGTCGTCAAACTGACAGATTCAATAGAGAATGCAGTAGACCAAAGGGATAACTATTTTGGCAATGTCGTCGATGAAATGGACATATCATACATCGCATCACAGATGTGCGTAGCAAACTCCTACGCTTGGTCCACTACCGACGCCGTTGGTAAGATAATCACAGTAGTACCAGTCCACCCCGGTCTCTGTCAAGTCTTAGAAAATTCCCCAGCCGATCACGCGGGCGTCTTTCAACCAACCATGCTCGCGTTTGTGTCTAGCATGTTCAAGTACTGGTCAGGTGCTATTAAGTTAAAGATGGAGGCAATTTCGACACCCTTTCATGCGGGCCGTCTGATGGTTGTTTACGTTCCAGACTATGATCCACTAACTTTCACATCCTCAATCAACGACGTTGGAAACAACTACTCAATGGTTTGGGACATCACAACAGCAGGAGACATCAATTTTGAAGTACCTTACGTCAGTAACTCACCTTTCTTGAACGTCATACTAGATGACGCTTCATTCCAAATCGTTACAGCGGGAGCAACAGCAGGAGCTCAACCTCGTCACAGACAACGAAAAATCGCAAATGGAGCAATCGTCGTCTATGTATTGAATCAACTTGTTGCACCGTCTAATGCAGCACCTTCTATAGCCATTCAAACTTGGATTGGAGGAGGCGAAGATTTTACGCTAGCCGAACCGGTCTTTGGAGTCTACCGAGCTGAATCTGAATCAGCCATTAGAGTAGATTTCACAGGTCTCGCCTACAATGCGACCGCACTAACACAACCCGCTTCGGGCCAACCACCCGCGCGTCTCGAAGCAAGTCCACAAGATGGAAGTTACGACGAGGTCGATTGTAAAATGGCATTCCAATCCGATATGAGAGGTTTTATAGACAGGGGTCCAGACACACGAGCAGGTTCAATCACCCAGATGGCCACCGCCCAACAATTCATTCCAATGAAGCGAGTGGACAGAGTCGCACTATCAAAATTGAGTCAAGGTGAAATCATTACAAATCTCCGAACACTAACACGGAGAATGATGCCCTCTTATTCCATGTACCCACACGATGTAACCATTGCCGGTGCTTGGGACAACACAGTCATCCCACCGAACTCAAATCACGTACTCACTTTTGACCCAGACTACTATGGGTCTCACACTGGCAATGGGCTGGATTCCATCATCCATTCACACATCGCACCTACTTCAATAGGCAACAAACCTTGGTTGTTTGAACACGAAACAGCACTAACATACATATCAAGGATTTACGCCTTTGTAAGAGGTTCAAGAAGATACGGAATCTCAGCCTCACCTTCAAATGTGATCAACGGAGCAAGGTTCAATAGCCTTAACGACGAGATTTACAATGCAGGTGAGCGAGGTACTTGGCAATTTTCTCTATCACCAGTAGACATGGAAGATAGCGTGCCATTTCAACCTTTCTTCCGACCAGACTCAGGCCCACTTGGCATCAACTACGACTCAAACACCGACTCCACCTTTCCCATCAACAACTATGGATTCAACACCGAACTCATTGGAACACACACGGCGATCAAGTCTGGAGAATCTGGTTGTGCTCTTACTGTCGAAGTTCCACATACAGGTAGGTATCCAATCAAACTAGTTTCAACATCTAATGCACCATTCTTGTCTTTCATGTCAACAATCAAAAACAATGCACCTCGATCACGGAGATGCTTGGAACTTAGGTACAGACCATTCTCAACATCAAGAACTGAGGAGACAGCCAACTACGTCCCCTTTGTCTGGCCTTTCCCGATGCACATCTTTGAAGCAGCGGGAGACGATCACTCTTTCGGTGGCCTCACCACTCCACCAATCATTACTAAAACCGGCTACACCATGGTTTCTTCCTCAACTGCCGACGGCAGCTTAATCGGTCTTTAGCAATTTCTTTTTCAGGATTAATTTTATACACTTAGACATATAAACGTAATACCTACAGAACAACGCGGTTCGAATCCGTAGACTTTTGTCAATGCGCCCTCAA